AGCGGAATCGGTGACATCTGCCAAGTAGTTAGAAGTATAGACATCGAAGCCATATACGTTCTTGACAAACTTCATACCAGTTGCGATACCATCCGAGACAATGCCTTCCCAACGTGGGTTGTTCGAAACATCAACGAGGTTAGTCAGAGTATTCAGAGTGTACTCAACTGAAGGGTCAACGATAGCGACCAAGCTACGGTCAGGAACATTAGCTTTCTTCAGTGCGTAACGTGCACGGGCAAAGTCAGCAATGTCAATGAAACCGTTAGCGCCTGAAGCAGCCCAACGGTGTTCGATACCGTCAATAGCTTCATTGGAGTTAGCAGAAACACCTACTTCTGGGGTTGCCAGAGTAGTAGTCTCGAAGTGAGCCATAATGGCACGTTCTTGTTCAGGAAGGAAACGAGACACCAACTGAGCAGAGTAGAACGAGTCTTGCAGGTTCTTCTCAGTGATGTACGTACCGCTGGACAGGTACTCCGTGATGGAGAACTGGAACTCACCAGTATCCATAGGACGGAAGACGATCTCAGTATCTTCCACGTAGTCATCGACCTGTGCTTGACCGATGCTAGGGATGGTAAACGTGTCACCATCAGGGAACCCGTCGAGCATCTTGACGTAGCTTTGAGCCATCATCTCATCACGAAGGATTTCTTTAAGTTCAGACGACCAGAGTTCCGAGCGGATCAGGTTCGCACTGTTTGCAGTTGTCATACCAGACATTTATAGTCTCCTTTAGGTATAAAATTTATCCCCAAGCCTGACGCGATCATTGAACATCTGAGGCTGGAGAGAGTCATAGAGTTTTCGGTTAGTACGGCGAAGGTTCGTGTAGTACGTTTGATTCTTTTCGCCAGTTGTGCTGTTGAAACCAGCTGTGTTAACAATACCCTTAGGAAGGGTGTTAGTCTGTTTAGCATCCGGTTCACCAACAAGACGCAGGAAGGCATCAGGACTTTCTGAAGCTAGTTCTTGCATCCTCTCAATGGAAAGACCCAGTTCTTTAGATCGTTGATGGACAATAGCGTTAGCACCATCTCCGAACTTAGCTCTAAGCGTAGTCTCAACTTTAGACCGTGCTTCACGAGCATTTAGGGTTTTCTCCAACAGGCTTTCAAAATCCTCAGGACTCGGACTGGTATTGCCACTAATCTCTGTGTCACTTTTAGGTTCTTCAGCTACAGCGGTAGGTGTGACTTCCTTGGTTGCCTGTCGTGCTGCTAACTGTTCGAGGAGAGTTTTCGAGTAGTCTTGCTCCTTCATCTTCTCTTCTAGTGCTTCTAGTTCCTTGATCCGTGCTTGCGCATGGGCGTAACCTTTAGCGAGAGTCTGAGGGTCTTTCCACTTTTCATTACCCTTCTCTGAGACTACCTTAGCTACCCAATCTTCTGTGGTGTCATCGGATTGTACTTCAGCAGTCTTTGCTGTCTCTTGCTCTATGGTGGGAGTATCGAATACAGACATCTTTAGTCCTTAATGTTGATTAACTTTAAAATATCAGCGAGTACTTGGTTATACTCATTCACTGCTATTTGCTCATAAGCCCAATTGGGGCTGTTGTAATCTCTCACAGCATCCTTCTTTTTAAGGTCCTGTTCGAGAATCTGTGTAAGCTCTGTGAAGGCTGTCCTGAAGCTTAGTACTTGTTTCTTTCTAGCTTCGGTATCCTTAGAGCCTTTGATCCAACGTGAGTCCACTGTTACTTACCGTCGCGGCGTGTGCGCTGCTTCTCCGCCCCATTCTTGGTGATGTGACGTACATCTCTCTGGCCAACTTTAGCTGACCATGGCCCACCAACACCGGGGCGAAAGGCCCCCAGACTAGGACCTTTAGGAGCCTTAGGCATCTTAGGTGTCTTGTTTCGAGAGGCCAGTGTCTTGCTGCGTGCTTTCTTTACAGGTCCTCGGGCTTTAGGTTTAGTAGCCATTACCTATTTCCTTTTCTTTGCTTTCACAGTCTTTGCGCCAGAACTCTTTTTGAAGAGACGGTTACCGATAGCTTGAGCAACACCTTTGGGACCTAAGGCTTCCGCTGTCTTTTTGACCTTACGGTATGTCTTGGAGGCTGTCGAGTTACTACGGGCTTTTACAGTTTTCTGAGCCATTACCGATTTCCTCGTCCCTGTTTCTTTTTAGTATTAACTGTGGTATCTTGCATATTGATCATCTGAAGCTTTTGTTTCTTTGACAGCTTATTAGAAGTTGCCGAAGGTTTAGCCTTGGGTCGTTTAGGACCACCAGCTACAGGTATCATGGAGGTTGCACCTGTTTTAGAAGGAGCACGCTTTAAATCTGTCTTTGTCTCTTTTGCTTTCTTAGCAACAGGAGCTTTCTTAGCGGGAGCTTTCTTCTTGGCAGCAGGAGCTTTCTTAGCAGCAGCTTTAGGCTTACTCTTAGAGTAATCGTTAGAGGTAGCTGTGCCTCCGGTGCCAGTCTTGACTGGGTTACCTTTGGAGTCTTTAACTACCTTACGCTTCTTGGTTGTTGGGTTGTCACCTTTGGGGGCCATAGTTATAGTCCTTGTTCCATTGAAACCATCTGGTTCTCTTGATTATCTGCTTCAGCATCTTGCATGGCAGTTTGGGTTTCCATTTGCTCATCTACTGCAATGTTCTCTCCGTAGATAGCTAGTTCCCCCAACTCTTCAGCAAGAATCTGTGCGATCTTCTTACCCGACATATGGGCACCGACAGATGGGTCCTGCTTGATCTGTAGCATCTGGTTAAGGTTCTGGAGCCGTTGAGCACGTTCAGCGAAGTGACGAGCACCGACAGGAACAATCTTACCCTTAGACGCAATATCCTCTCGGGTTACAGTCTGGAAGAGCATAGCTCCTGTAGGCTCATCAAGGACTCGTACTATGTCACTGGAGGACATGTTACGACGAGCAGACTCAAGCATAGCGTTAAGTGCTGGCTCAATGAACTCTCTCTCAAACTTAGCAGCCTTGTGTTGGAAGATACGGGAAGCTGAGTTCTCAAGGGTCTGTACTTCGAAAGCTGTCTTCTCACCGGGGGTACGGATACCCATAGCTTGACGAGGAGCACCAGCAAGTTCTTCCATCTTGTTCTCAAGTACCTGAATCTGCATGTCAGCATTAAGTGCTGTGCCATCGGGTACCAGAGGCATTACATCTCCTTCTTCACCCATGTAGATACGACCACCGGGTTCATACACGAAGTCTTCTACGTCACCCCTGATCTTAAGCATAGGTAGGGCGATCTGGTCGAACACATCAGCTTTGAGGTTCTCAAGGTGGTCAATGCGGTACTGCATACCTACGAGGTTATCCAGTGGTCCCATGGCATAGAGGTTGTCTGGACGAGTTCTCCACCCGGCATGGAAGATAGGGGCAGTCCCTAACCATGAGGCGATAGGTTCTTCTGAGACTACATAGGCACGATCCGCAATTACAATCTTTACGTTATCTTTAAGCTCCTTAGTTGCTACATCAAAAATAGAACCGTAGAAGGTTAGTATCTCTACGTATTCCGAAGCGTAGTAGTTCTCAATAGAAGAGAAACCATCAGCTACAAAAGCTTGGGATTTCTCAGGGTCCACTCCACGACCTGCTCCAACAACAGCATGACGATTAGTCATCACACGGTCAAGCAAGTCACCCATAACTGGATCACCTCCTTTCGCCATGGCAGCAATCTCACCTAAGGAAGTTAGCGAACGAATGATCTTTGGGGAGTTTTTAAACTCAGATACAGATGGGTCAAAGACAATATCGTAAGGACTAATACGGGTAAGCTTGGGGCCAATATAACCGGGTATAATATCTCCTTCTATGTCTGTGAACTCACTTACAAACTCAACAGTAGCAAAGCAGTTACCGTTCAGAATGAAATCATCTATGAGCAGATCAGCAGTACTTTCAAACTTGCTCTGACGGAGCTTGTTCTCCATGTACGCTTGGACCACATCTCGTACAGCTTTGTCTACTGCTTCTTCGGAGTCACCTTCCCACTTCATCCACTTGGACTGAGGGAAGAGAGCAGCAGTGTAGTTAGCTTTGAGGTTATCGTAAATCTGAGTTAGCTTAGGGGTAGTCGTAGAGTTTGACCACGGCAACCGTTTGTTAGACGTAGTTGTAGTGTCAGTGGCGTACAGGTAGTTACGCAACTCTTTCTTCTCTTGTATCCACTCTTGGCGAAGAGTGTTCAATGTGATATACCTATTGGAAATTTCCATAGCCAAGTTATCGGCTATAATCACATTTTCAATGTCAAGGGGTTTGTTTACCATGTTACTGCTAGTCTAACCTATTCTTTGAGGAATGTCAAGTACTAAAATGATCTACCACCAAATCTAGGGTGATAATGTACATTTCCTTCAGTAGTGAACTTGCGGGAGGTAGCAGGACGTACTGCCCCTTCGATAGCTGTAGCCAGAGCATCCTTAACGTCATCGTGTGCAGGATTGTTAGAAACTAGTTCATCCTCAAGGACTTGAGTGTTACCGCCCTTGTAATGGTACACTTGCATGTTCTCGTAACGAGGGACAAGAATAGCTTCCATACGTTCTTCCTTGGAACCTTCATGCCGTGTAGGTTTAACTTCCATAACCTTGATCATCAAGCCATGGGCAGCAAAGTAATCTTCTTTGAGAGCTTTGACGATAGCTTGTTGTGCAGCTGTAGTCTCAGCCATAAGCTTCTTGAAACCCCAGCGGTTGTGCATCCCTAGGATTTCCTTGAAGTAATCACTTATCTTATCTGTCTGGAATCTAGTAATGTCGAGAACAAAAATGTCATTGTCAGCACTCACCCCAATGAGGACAAGAGCAGTGTAGTCTGCTTGCTTACGTGTAGAGAAGGCAAAGTCAATGGAGGCTACTAGGTTAAGCTTGCTACCTTTGTAGAACCACTGGCCCATCTGTTGAGTGAGGTGACGCTTCTCGTAGTACTGGAACTTATCGTAGTCGATAGGTCTGGAGTCAGGGTCCGAAGGATCATTGTAGTACTGTGCTCTGAACTGAGTCCTGTCAACATATTTAGCCTTCTTACGGGCTAGTTCACGTATGTCAAAGCCAAACCACTTGCCATCTTTACGGGACTGACGAGGCCAGAGGAACTCACCTGTTCCATCTCCACGGTCCTCTACAGTACGCTCCATAATCTCGTAGATACTCTCTTCACCCGTCACCTGACCTCTCTCATCAAAGGTAGGCTCAACCATGCCCAGCATGAGGCTGTAGAGGTCCTTCGGGTGGTACCGGGTGCCGACGACCCACTCTCGTGCTCCAGTGCCCTCAATAGAGGCTAGGAGAGAGTACTGAGTCTCAACCCTGTTACGACCTTCTTGAGTATAAGCGTTCTCGTAGACCACAACGTCATCAAGCACTGCTATGTCGAAGTGGAGACCAGTGATACCAGTAGTCAGACCAGCGGTCATAATACTTGGGTCACGGATACCTTCTTCGGTACGCTTGGGGTGGTCCAGTTCAATCTCGGTCTTAGTCCAAGACTTACGCTTGCCTTCCTCAGGGTGGATGTGATCAGGCCAGTACCTGCGGTGTACCTTGCTCTCAAAGATTTGCTTGATGAACCCAAGCTGCTTTGAGGCTAGGTTAGAAGTAGCAGAGATATAAAGAACACGAAGAGTAGGGTCCTTGGTAAGCTCCCAAGCAACCCTGTAGGCTACCATAGCTGACTTACCGTGGTCACGAGGGAATAGAACTAGTTGGTGGTCCTTAGCTTCCTGTCGTGTCCACCAATGGAGTAAGTCCTTATGGCAGTTACCGAGAACACGTTGGGGAGCCACAAGGCTGATGAATGCCTCAAGACTCCCTTCTGCAATTTCTCTAATCTCTTCTTTAGTTGGCATTAAGACCAAGTACCATAAGCTACCCCAAGGGCAAAAACACTTGAAGTTGATGTGTTGTTACCCTGACGGAATGCTTGGACATTAGTTAGACCAGTTGTTGACTTCGCTTGGTAAGTGACAATCATCGGACGTGCAAGGTCAACACTTGTAGCTACACGAGGGCTTAGTACAACAGAGGTTGGTTCTGCGTCGAAGGCCGTTGGAAAGGTCAGGGATGCAGCATTAGTCCGATAAGGGTCTGCCCATGTCCCAGCCCCGTTAGTAGTGGGGTTCCCTAGGTCAAGAACAAAGGACTGAATCATTGTCCCATCTGACCACTTAGTCCACTCACCTGTACCAGCAGTTCCACGTTCAATCAATCGTACATCGTTTGTGAGAAGCATACCATTAGCTGCTGGGCGATAAGTGTAGTCAGTATCCCCCCGGCGCATGACAAGACCATAGCCATTTATAGTTGGAGCACCAATCCTCCAGCCTACTCCACTTTCACTCCTGAACTGGTTATCATAGTCAAAGTCACCAGCACCATCTGTAGGTGTAATAGCAATCTCGTCTGATGAGTTAGTGAGAAGGAAATAACCTCCACCACCTGTAGCTTGTCCACGGCCAATCTCTACTCGTCCATCTTTACGTACTTGAAACTCTCGTGCCTTACCTGCTGCAAGGATTGTATCAGTGTCATCCCTGTTTGCTACATCAGGGGCAATAGAGAAGAGACGGTTACGCTCGGTAACAAGAGTACCTACACCTTCAGTCTCATAGTCAATGATACTACGACCTGAGTTACGAGTCTGGCTCACAGTGAATGGTCCCATGGAGAGACCTTCAAAGTCTTCATCAGCTGCTGTAGCTACAAGGATGATACGACAGTCACCTGCTGTGAAGAGTGACGAACCTATGTGATGGTTGAAAGAGTAAAGCCGAAGGTCAGTAGAATCAAAGAAGGAGTTTTCAAAAGTACTTGAGTAAGCACAGTCAGGACCGAGGATAACTTCACGAGACCAAGGATGAAAGTTTGTAGCTTGTACGTTACCAAAACCATCAACCCGTAGTGCCCAAGTAGTTCCTGAGGCAGGTACGGTGTCTACAAGCCTACAGTCAGCTGTGTACACTTCAATACCATGACTCTGCATGGAAGCAGCCATACCGATGTCACCTGTGAACCCATCAAGGGCTGTAACAGATGTAATAACAGCGTATTCATTTGTGGAGTAGGAGCACTGAGAGCTTGTCGAGTTTGTCCTTGTCGTCATAGTTTCAGAGACAGGAGCAGTCTTTGCTACATCAGAGAAACCTACAATGGTTAGTCTTAGACCACCATCAGAGTAAGGAGTAGTTGAACGAACTTCTACCTTGTGAGCTTCCCCTGTAGGTGTAACCCATTCACCACTTGAAACCTCAGTACCATTTAAGGTAAGAGCACCAGCAGTAGCACGGGCCTGCCCTAGGAAGACACCTTCGTAAGCGAGAGGGTCACCCTTAGTGACATAGTTGCTATTAGACTGAGAGGTATACGAGAGAGTAAGGCGCATGTTCTTCGTGCGAGAACCACGGGCATTAACTGAAGAGTCACCAATAGAAGTACGGTCTCCTGAGCAGTTAGGTGCTATGTGGAGTACATTACCTCGTGCTGTACAGTCTCGTGTGTTCTCCCAGAAGCGTCCACCTGTGTTGTAATCACAATCAATGACAAAGGTTTCATCAAAGACAATGTTACGATTACGGATTTCATTCTCTTCAATAAGGTCAGTAGAACCACGCCAGTCAGCAATGACAAAAGCAAAGCCCGGAACATCACTCTTGAGGTCTGACCAGTCACCAGCATCACCACAAAGGTGGATACCATTAGTGATCTTGAGGTTGTAGTAGTAGCCAGCCCCAAGGGTATCTACAACACCTACAACTACTGGGGAGAGAGAAAGGCAGTACTCACCACGGTAGTCAATGACACCAGCAGGACCATCCTCAAAGACAAGGAGGGCTGTAGTCTCAGAACTAGCTAGGGTATCAAAGGCAGACTGGATAGCATCCGTCATATCCGTTGTACCGGGGCTAGTGTTGTCCTTGAAGTGCTGAGGGGATATAGTCTTCCCATAGGGGATAAACTTTACCCCACCCGCTGTAAGAACGTGTGGGGCTGTTTCACCTGAGGCAGCTACAGTGTACGATAGGTTGTTAATATACAGATACTCACCTACAGTGACTGTACCCGGTTGGGCCAGTGTGTACGTGAAGTATGTATCAGCTTCTAGTGCTGTAACTGATTCCCTACGGTACTCTGCGTTGTTGATAACTAACTCTGTGGTAGAGACCACCTGACCATTGAGTGTCAAGGACGTGGTGGCTATCGAACCTACATTCAGTAGATCGTTACCCCCTACATCTAGGTCACCTGCCATTGAGTTTGGAGTAGAACCGTCTAGGGAAACTGTATTATCAAACTTCTCGTTCAGTGCTACGAAGTTACCGTTAAGGGTTGCAGCAGAAGAGTACCCTGAGGATACATCAACCAATGTTGCTTTCTTAGTCATTTTTTGATAAAGTCCTTAAGGTTTGCTATGTCTGCTGAGTATTCTTTGGCTTGAGGATCAACTTCCTCTACGTCCTTGTTAGGTCTGCCTACTCTACGTGAGGAGGTCTTCTTAGCTTTCCAAGGTTCTTCGATAAGATACTTGGCAGCTTGGAATGAGTTCCTACCTTCTTCCTCCACTTCCTTCCAGAGGAGTTCAAAGGCTTTGCTCTTACGCATCTGGTCTGCCTCTGCCCTCCACTCCTTTAGGTATGGTTGCATCCAAGTCTTCTCACATAACTTGTTCCAGAAGTCAACTGAACCAAAGACTACGAGAGCTACGGTTACTTCAGTAGGATCATCTACTGCGAACTTCATGAACATATCTCGGAGTGAGAACACAGTGGTGTGATGAGGCTTCAATGTCTTCAGTGTCATCAAAGGTGTGTCATCAGGTTTAGCAGTCTCAACGAAGAGAGCTACTGAGCGCATGTGGCCCATACTTCCAAAGAGTTGGTCTCTTGTGAGCATTGGCTCCATTGCATAGTCTCCTATCGGACATGTGTATACTGCGAGTATAACTGGTGAACGGCACATTGTCAAGTATAAAAGACAAAGACACAAAAGAAAAATAAATGTACCCCATCTCTATTTTTAGTATTGACAAAATATAAAATCTTGTTACCCTATATACTATAAGTATACTAGTAGCTACTAGTAGCTAAGGTATAAAGTATAAGAGTAACCTAGTATACTAGTACTACTAGTATTCTTGACGTGTTAGTGTACTCTAAGGTATACTAGTAGCTACTAGTAGGCTAGGAGAACTACTAGACCATGGTACACCTAAGGGCCGATGTGCTGCTTCGCATCTACGATGTACCCGTAGAGGCTCTAGGAGGTACCCTACAGTTCGTTCTCCCTTGTCTAAGCCATAGGGGTAGCCTAGAGTCATCTGACCTTTCTCTACATCCAGTAATTTCTATTAGAAAATCTTAGGGTGTCATTCAGAATATACGCGAGTACCC